AACCGGAAACTGCGGACGGTACGACTCTACTTCCGTTGTCCCGCTGTCCTGATGGATGTAAGTTTCTTCACTCATTTGCGGATTGTAGTTAACCGTTCCTGTCGTTACACCATCACCGATCAACGCATAATCGGCTGTTCCATCGGGTTCAATATTCAAAAACGTTTGAAATTTACTTCTCTTTACTGTATCTGACATAGTCTTTATCCTTTCTTATTCTGGTTCTTCTGGTTCTTCAGGTTCTTCCGGTTTCGGCACTTCATACCGTGCTTGTTCGTACTGTAATCGGCAAGTAATTTGATAAATACCTCTATCGCTCTCACCTTCTTCAAATAGATAGCCCCAATTGGTTGCTTCAATCAGGGTTGCTTTTTTGCCAGCGCCCAGGTCGGGCAAAACATCACTGTCTGTTTGACTTTCCAGCCAGTCCGCGAATGCCTCGTAAAAACCTTGATTTTCCAACCGCGCTAAGTCGTCGGCGGTTGACTCCATGGACTGAAATGCAAACGGATACTCGCGCAGACTGCCACCGTTGATGTAACTCTCAATGATTTTGTTGCCTGGCAGCGGCACAATCGAATACTCAGTTGGCACATTTCCTAGATATTGCACCCACACTGGAGCATCCGATTTGAGACCGGAATAGGTTTTCAAATAGGTTCGTAATGCAGATAAAACGCTCATTCTGAACCACCGCCTGCCAGCTTTCGAACACCATCTTCCCAGTGTTTCGCACGTAACGCTTTACATCTTTCAAACCAAAACGGACCCCGCAATGGGCCTGTAACACTCCCTATCTTGCGAGGTGTGAAATATTGTTTCCTGGCATACGGTGCGATGTAAGCTACAACGCCTTCACCCGGTACTGTGCCCAAAATACCGCTTTTGATAAGCATTCCGGTTCGCATTGGCACAAAAGGTTCACAATCTGCTAGTACTTCGTTATCAAGCCACTTCTGCGCCTTACTGAAGCGCCCTTGCCATTTGCCACGAAAATTGAGATTCCAGCGTAATTCAGCCTTACCGCCAGGCGTGATAATGATTGATCCGCGAGGTGTTTCGATTTTTGGGGGAGTCATTACGACGCTCCAATTTGTAAATGCTGCATTTGCTTACTTCCATAATCGCGGGTGTAGACCCGTCGCACAGTAACAACATCTGCATACTTCTTTTTGAGAGCTGAAATCGTAAAACTTGGGCTGATCTCATCACTGACCAAACCCTTCACCAAAACGTCGCCCTCTTTGATACTGAGTATCGCGCTTGAAAACGGTACAAAAACCGAAACGTCATCAGCCTGCATCGTTCCATTCGCGGTAACACGGACAGCGTCCAAGTTTTCCCACATCACACCAACCACTTGAACCCGTGTCCAGCTTTCAGCGCCAGAAACTATGCTCTTTTGATAAACAGTCATGTTGTGCGGTGTTTTCAACTAGCACACTCCGCGATAGAGTAATTCAGTATCAAACAGGTATAGCTTGGCTACGCGCAAAAACTTATCATCATCACTCATCGTTGCCGTCGCATTCTGTACATACGACACAGAATGATTACCGACCCGCTCACTGGCAACCTCGCCGCCGCCGTTATTCTCAACTTTATCCAGTTGTTTCACGAGCTCGGCAATCCCACAGGTAGCAAGTTTGATTTTTTCAATGGTTTCATCATCTTCATTTGCTTCGATTACAGTCGCCGCGCGTCCAAACGTCACCTGGTCAACAATCGCCGATGCCCGCATAGCCAACCTTGGAAACTCAGCTTGAATAAGCGTTGTTCCCAGGTATTGAGTTGTGTAAAATTCAAAATTGGCGTATGCGGACATCAGTATTTTCCTTCAGAGAGGGATCACCTCCCTTCAAAAAGGTTAGAATACAATCCAGTTGATCACATCGCCGGCAGTCAGGGTGTACCCAGATGCAGTCGAGGCCACGGTTAGTGTGCCACCCGAAAGCGTCACAGTTGCGCCACCAGTTTCCACGCCGTCACGGAAAATCTGGACAAAAAATACCGTCGCCGCTGGTTTGCCGGTAGCAATAGCAACCGCGCCACTTGCATAGGTGAGTGTGCCAAACGCGGGCAACTTGCTTAACCAATCTGCGCCTTGTCCTAAAACAGTTCTACTCATTCGGTTGCATCTCCTTCATAGTAATCCAGGTAGATATTCATCTTCCCGGCTGTTAGCGCTACACCGGCAACGGTAACGGTAATCTCTTTGGCGGCAGTGCCAATCTTGATTCCCGTGACTTCTGGCGTGTTGTTTTTTGGTATAATGGCGTGCAATCCTGCATCCCATGACGTACCGGTTGCAATGGCGGTCGCGGTAATGATGTCGTTAGCCCCCTTCACGCTGATTGCAATAGTAGCCGCATCAGCAACACCGTCCGCGAAAGTTGTATTGACATCCACAACCCCGCCAACGATGATCGCATTGGCCGGAATACTCACACCTGTTCCATGCGCTCCAATGGCTGCGCCGGAAGAAGCATCAAACACCGCTCGCGCAGTTCTACGCACACCATTCCCGTAAACAGTACCAATCGGCGCCAAAGCCGCAAAATTGTCTGCAATGTCCTTCAACCACCCGGCGCCAAAAATCGATTTAAGTTGACTCATTCATCACCTTCTTTCGGCTTATCGGCTTTGGGCTTGACTGAAACTTTCGGCTTATCGGCTTTGGGCTCCGGCTCTTTAACTTCTACATAACCAGCAGTCTTGAACCGCGCTACATCACCCGGATACACAACCTCAACGGTGATACCGTCCTTGTAAAGCTTGATCATGACCACCTCCTTTACGATGCTTTGATGTGGCTGTAGATGCCGGTAACTTTATTCTCCAGAACGAAAGCATCATGATAAAGGCGACTTTGCACCAACCAACCGTCAGTAGTTTGGTTCGTATCAGGATCGAAAACCTTGGTGATCTCAAACTTGATCGGTTGTACAACGGCGCTGGGATGCATCAGCAGAAAGTTAATATCGCGTCCGGTTGAAGCTGTCTTGCTGTAGCCACCCGCCGAAGAACTTGCACCTGCATCCAGGGTAATGCCCTTGTAAAACCGAGACTGAGGAACCTTGACAACACGCACACCATCCAGCGAACTTATGCGTCGGTCAAATACACTATCATTGGCGAGAGTACGATTCAATGCAGCCTCCAAAGCATCTGCACAGGTTGAAGAAAGATATAAAATCCGTCCCTCTTCCGGAACTTCAGCTTCATCCAATATTGCCTTTGCTTCGTCGATAGCCGCTAAAACGGTAGCTTTGTCCAGTGTAGCCGGTGTCCCAACCTCAGTAATGCCACTCCAGCTCGCATACTTGCTGAACCGGTAAGCATCAATTTCAGGAACAACTTTCGTTCGATAAAACTCGCCAACCAATGTTCCAAACGCCATGCCCAACGTCTCTTCGTTGTCCATACGATCAATCGTAAAGGCGCGACCACGATCTTGACTGAGGGTCATGGTTTCCCACGTGCCGGTAACATCGCCAGCGGGAAAACCGGTAGAACGGCTATAATTGCCCAAGCCAACCATTGAAGTTTTGAATACCTTGACGGCATTTGACCCTTCAAAACCAACTGTCATAACCTGGGCATCCATCATGGAAGTCCGGCTTAACATTTTGTAAACTTCATCAAGAATCGCCTTAAAAGTGGTTACTAATGCGATAGAATTTGCCATTCGTTATTACTCCTTTGGTTCTGGTAAACCCGCCGCACGGCGTGCAGCCGCAAGGATCGGGTCAGTCAATATAGTTTTGCTATTACCCCCCGCCACAATTTTCGGAGCGGGAGTATCCGACTCGAACAGGTAATCATTTTCAGTCTTGATCTTGTCAAGCTGGTCTTTCAACCCAACAATTGAACCATCTGCATCGTTGAGTTTTAGTAACTCAGTATCGAGGAGCGCACGTACGGCTTTGTTGTTTTTGGACTTTGCGCCGGCAAGTGCACCATCAAGCGCATGGTCGAATTTCAGTTTTGCTAATTCTGCTTGTGCGGTCTGTTCAGCTTGTTCCGCTTTCGCTTTCCACTCATCAGCACTTTTCTTGACACCTTCGATGTCCATACCTTTGAAGCCTTCGATTTGCTTGCTGGCTTCGCTCAACTGCGTTTTCAAGCCGTCACGCTCGGTTGTGATTGTTGCAAGATCAGTTTTGTGCTTCTCCACGTCTTTACCGTGTTCAGCCATGATCTTGTCAACCAACTCATCTGTCGCACCTTCACCTAACAACTTTTTCAAATCTTCTCTCTTCATGATTACTGTTCTCCTTATTCAATAACTACGCTTTTTGTACGTGGTCGCGTCCACTTGGCTTCCCGGTTGTACGTCCGGAAACGAATGGCAGGAATCAAAAAATCCCACCCAGAGAAAAAACAAGCTTTAACCTGTTCTTTCGCCGGGTGGGACTTCCAGCAAATGCCCTATTCAGTTGTGATTAGTATAGCATAAGAACAAAAGAATTTCAACTATTCAAATTGAGGTATTGAATTCCGATCCAAAAAGTCGTATAATATTTGTAGGTTCTGAGGTGGGAAGTCGCTTCCCACACCGTCATAGACGGGAGATGACAAGTCGCGCAATGTCGTACGGGACCCCAAACTGGTGAGAGATTGGTGGACGCCAACTCAAGGCCAGTTTTTATTTTGCCTTCATCCATCTATCTTTCATTCTCCCATCCTCGTGAAACAAGAATTTCTTGTTCGCCCTAAACATAGTCCAAATTTTTGCTTTGTTCTTTTTGAAATTGATTACCAGGCTTAGGAACTCGTTTTCTTTTTCGCCAATGTAGATGATTTGCGCTATATTTATACCCCTTTTTCCAGAATCTCTAGGCAAAGCATCGATGTATAAGGGATTCTCGATTGCTTTCAGAATTAAATCTTGGTTTCTTGGCAACCAATCTCGATCATCCGGATGTATCCGCCATATGTGATCTTTGCCTTTTTCATCAAGAATAATATTTTCGGCTTCCAATCGATCATTACCATATCGTTCTGTTAGATCAAAGGGTTTGCTATAAATCGTCTCTGTTTCTTTTGATTTAAGATCAAACAGCCTCCCTTGCTGTGCTAACCGCAAATCACGATCCACACTCTCAGGAGATACAAACGCGGGCACTTGTTCCCGCTCATACTGTCTGTGCCACTTGATACCCTCATCTTTATACTGAGTATTCATCTGCTTGATGAAGTCGCGCATTTCGCCCTGATAATGTTTAACTTTGCTGGTCTCAAACCCATTATCTAACCCGGCAGCTTCCAAAGCCCCCGCTTGTCGCTTCCAATGCCTGATCTTACGCTCAATCCCCCGCTGTACCTGGGTGGCTTCATACACGCTCATTTCTTTGCCGTTGTAGGTGACAGTTTTGTTTGCGTAGCTTTCCAACTCTGCATCGGAATATAACTGCTCACTTATGCCTTCATAGTATGGATAAAATGAATGGCAGTCAGCGGCAGTTGATCCCGCACAATCCCGTAGCAGTACCATAACCGGTAGAGCTAATAAAATCAGGATAGTCGTTTTCAACTGCCTTATTTAACATTTCTGTCATTGTTATCACCTCCCTTCGCGGCCTTTACAGCTAGTTCGGAATTCCATCCATTTCTAGATAAGAAGCTCCACATATTTGTAGGCTTTATTCCAATTTTGTTTGCCAGTTGCGTAATCGTGAGGGTTTCCCCACGATAGTCTACTTTATGATTCGATGATCTGTTGTTACATTGTGTCTTTGCATCAACCCATCTGCAATTAGATGGCTCATAATTTCCGTCATTATCTATACGATCAATTGATAGGTTATCCGCATACCCATTATTCATAGCCCAGTTATGGAAATTGTGAAATCCGTTTTCAAGATTATCCCATTCTTTGCAAATATTGATTCCGCGACCACCATAACGTTGATAAGCCCTATCACTTCTGCTGTGACAACGCCGCCGCATTTTTCTCCATATCTCATAAATTCGGCTCCCAAACATGCCGTGCCTATAATTCCGAGCAGCCATTCTTTCGGAGACTTTACACCCGCAAGATTGGGTTGCTCCAGTTCTCAATAAATAGCTTTCAACTACGGTAAACTTGCCACAGTCACACAAGCATTCCCACAACGAATTTCCGCTCTTGTTCGGCCCATAATATGCCACTACCGTCAACTTTCCAAATTTTTGTTCCATAAGATCGATTCGTTTTCTCATTTCATATACCTTTCGTGCTATTTATTCGGTACACCTTCCCTTGAAAAAGTTCATGTGACGGTCTTGCTCCAATGTGCGCGCTTACTTGAACTAAAGTACAACCCATTTCCCTTGCTCTGGTAAGTTGCAGCTCCGCACATGTGGTTGTCACTCCCGTCAAAACGGTTCTCCGCATTGCTACATCCAATTGGTCGCGTTTGCCGCTGGCGTAGTTGATCGTCTGCAAACCTTTACTTGCTACATCTTTGACCGCATTACGGATGGCGCTAATGTAATCGAAGGCGCCGCTTGAAACTTGCATATATGCCAAGTCAGCGGCCTGTACAAACAAATCTTGCGCGCTCAATGCCGTAGTCATAGTCAAATTCCGCATGACGTTGCCTGTTTTGCGAAGACCAGCAGCCAAAACCTGTGCCATTGCTGGGGATAGATTCAACGGAAGCGGTTTCAACCCAGCAGCTTTGTAAATAGCATCGTCAAAAGTTGTCGCTCGAACACCAGCAGCTTTGAACAGCTTTTTTAATTCGCGTTCGCTCTTACCGGTAACTTTGGACAATTCATTGAGTGCGTGTTCATAAACTTTGCCGCTTTCAATCAATCGCTGCATCTGCCAGGCTGCCGTACCGGTGGCAAAGTCCAGACCTGCCAGACGCCGGGCGATATCATTAATTACCGATTGCATATAGCGTTCGTACAGATCTAAAATTGGTTCACTAAGTGAATCAATCTGGTCAAAAGTTAGCAATTACGCTCCCTCAAACAAATCGGTTTCTTCAGTTTGCAACTCAGTATTTGCTTCAATCACTTTTGCTCGTGCGGTTTCCTCATTCTCGTTGAAATGCTTCATGCGGAACTCAACCTTACCCATCAACCGCTCACGCACAAGCTGTAAATCCTGCGAAAACTGCGCATTTTTGTCCACCAGCACCGAATCATCGAACTGCATTGATACTGAGTATTCGCCGCGCGCTGCCAGATTGCCAATCGTCACCCAGGCATCCATTGCGTAGATCAAATTTTCCAATGCGGTCTGTAATGCCTTCTGGGTTCCAACAATCGTTACATACGTTCGCTGCCGGCTGATCTTGATTTCGGTTGCTGTCTTGACCTGGATCGCCGGATCGCTGATCGTGCCATATGCCAAACCACAGGCATACTCGATTTTCTTCAGCACCGCATCCAGACCAGCGCGAATTGACGCTTCCCGAAATTCCGGGCTCCATTCTTCAAAGAGGTCTTCATTGGCATTTCCGGAAGTATTCAGCGCCCGGTAAAGTCGTTTATCTGGCAGGATTGGATTGCCTGTTTTCTCGTCCTTTTTGAACGCCAGTGTATCTACATAAAGCGCACGCTTACCACTTTCAAACTCCCAAAGGAGATTTGACCATATTTCATCTGCCTGCTTGATTAGCTCAACCGCACGACTATACCCGCTCACACCCAGAGGGGACGTAGTATCAATCGTATTGGCCAATGGGAACTTGAAATATGCAAACAACGGACGATCAACGCCGGTGATATAGGCTTCCGGCTGCAACTCTGCCCAGCGTGCAACCGATGACAACTCAACCGGTGTTCCAAGCGTTTCACGGCTCGCTGATTGATACGCCTTATTGACCACCCGATACTGAGTATCCGAATAGTCGTGATGTTCCAAGCGAGTATAGTATTTGTCGCCAATTTTTTCCTGATCTACAAACACGGCTGCTAGCAGATCGCCGTTGCTGTCAAATCGCACCGGATAAAACTGATCAGCCTGGATAAAATCAACTGCCAGTTTGCCACCGTCAATATACGGTTTGAATACCAGCCCACCTTTGGCGATGGCATATTCCACCTCGGTTTGTAGTTTATCCAGTACTGTCCGGTCAAACTCGGCTGACAGATAATCCGCTCGCCGACTGCCCTCGATGATCACCTGCATTTCGATGGTGACAGTTGCCGCCAGTTCAGCCGCTACAGTCGCTCCAAGATTGAGACTCTTTATCGTTTCGCTCAGCCATGGCGATTTGTTTTCATACATCCGTGACCAAAGTTGTATTGCCTCTGCCATTGGCGAGCTGATTGCCGGCTCAACTCCAACCGCTTTTTTGATGGTTTCTTTTCCAAACATTCTATTCCAAACTCCTTTCGCCCAACTGATAACCGGATCAAAAATCATTAGTTCGTTCCCCTTTCGGCGTAACGCCAAATATAGCCGCCAGCGGATTTATGTTTACCACGACAGGTTGATGGTATATTTCCCGGACTAATTCCTAATATGCGTGCGGCCTCAGCTATACTTTCATACTCAGCAATAAAACTACCATCCTTTGAGTATTGTTTTATGCACCGCATATTTGCCACTTTTCCACCGTTTGAAAAATACGCCCTTAATCCCTCGCTTACTTTTTGTTTGATTTCTTCAGTTCTTGGCCTTGATGGTTGTTTATTTTTTTCATAATATTTTTTTAATCCGTCGCTTATCTTTTTTTTGGTAATATCGTTTTTTGTTTTTCCAGTTTGAGACCGAGATATTTTGTTTTTATGTTCATCTGAAATAATTCTGCCCTTTAATGCCTGTGACATTTTTTGCCGATATTCTTTTGTAATTATTCTGTTTTTGTTTGCTTTTCCAACAGCTTTTTTAGTTTTTTCCAAACAAGCAACACCAAGCGTACTACCAGCAATCCTTGCAGTGTTATATTCCGGGTGAAGCACATCTATGAAAAATTGTTCTCTTGGTATAAGCAAAGATTGTTCACAGCATTCCAAGATCGAAAACTCAAAGCAACCTTCACCATATTTTTTCCAAGCGTTTTGAAGATGCTTACAATGATGGGTTCCCCTTCTCAATCGTTTTTTATGATCCACCCAACGCAATTTGATATTAATGGCGGAGCCAATATATTGCTTACCATTGATCTTGTTAACAATTTGATAGATGCCACTCTCGTTCTTATTCACCACGTCGTCTCCAATGCAAATTAGTTGCATATCTAATTGACGCAATCGCATCGTCTTTCTCGCGTGGATATGCTTCTAAAATTTCTCCATCTTTTGTGCGTTCATAAGAGTAATCAGTCATCTCCTCCACTGTGTAAGGAACGCGCTTAGGGTCTAAAACAATTTCCTTGAGACTTTGAAGCCACTTAATTGAATACTTGACAGAAGAACTTCCTTTTTCCGCACCGCGGGCAGTAGCGCCATATGCCCTAAAATCAGCCACAGATTTGGGTTCCGCAGAGTCACAAATTATCAGATCGTTGTTGTTATACCCATATTCAACGATTGCTTTATACAAATCCTCATTTGATGTTTTCCATTTGCGAACCTCACCAATCACATAAAGAATATGATTTTTCGCGTCATAATGAACTTTAGCCATATGCGCCGGGTGCGGAAAATAACCAAAATCCAATCCCCATAAGATATTATCGAAAGTGGCAATTTCATCATCTGTAATCTTACGAATGGTAAGATTGGTAAACACGTTATCACCCAACCCATTAACTTCGCCCAAGTATTCATGTTCATAAGCCGCTGGGTTAGTTTCCCGCAAATGTTCCGCTTCATCAATGAACACTTGCCCTAGCCATTCGCGGGGAACATCCAGATAAGTTGAATCGTGCTGATACTGAGTTTCTTTAGGGATGAGAATATATTTATTGATCCAATTCCCTGATGTCCGCGGTGGATTGTATGTTTTGAAAATGTATGCTAAATCTGTGCCACGAATAACCGATTGGGTGATGTTACGAATTGCTTCTTCCCCATAGAACTCGCTGGTTTCCTCAAACCAAACAATACCAATAGCACCAAATGTCGGCTTGATTGATTTAATTTTGCCCGGATCATCAGCCCCCCGAAAGTAAATTTTTTGGTCAGTCGGCAAATAAGTAATTTCTAATGGCGAAACTGTATATCGAAACTCATTTCTAAGCCCTAATTCATTGATCGACCAAATAAATTGAGAATAGACAGAATCTTTCAAAGTATTCGCCACTTGCCGAACCGCAAGCACATGCATACTGGGATTGTTTTTCAACAAACAAAGGATCACCAACGAGGCAAACGTAGATTTTGTTGACCCGCGCCCACCTTTCAAAATGTACTCAGTATGTTTGTGTTTTTTTATGTCGCGATAAACATTCAAGAATGTCGAGGCAAGACAATCAGCAGGCAACACAAATTCTCCACTCTCTGCGCTTCGATTGGCCATATCAACACCCACAAACCTCGCCATGGCCAACAGTGCTGCCTGTGCATCATGGAATTCGATTATTGGTCGGCCTTTGCGGTCATAGCGCAACCCTTTTACTAGGTGCCCATATTTTTCAAACGTATTCCAGTTGACACCAACCGCTTCGTACGATTGCTCATAAACCTGGTGCCCATCCACGATCAATGGATTACCTTGCGTATCCAACACGGGTATAGGTTGATTCTGGCTATCAATCTTCTGCACCCAATCAAAAATGTAAAAATCCGCCTTATTTAGGGTTGCCTGCTGGCTAATCCTGACTAAGACCTCATCACCTTCGATTTGTGATTGTTTCAAGCGCGTACTGATGGCTTCTTTGATAGCGGGCAATTTCAGCAACTTATATCCTTGTTCAGCCGGATGTTTATAGCCCGCTTCCTGCGCTGCCCTGGTAGCGTTCCAGTATTGGATGTACAGATTTATAAATACTTGCTGCTTACGTGTTAGCTTTGCCACTGCATACTCAGTATCCTACTTGCTGCATTCATCCGCTGCCGGCTGCCAGTCGTCAGGTTGCCAGCATGGATCATGACCCAAGGTCCCAATTTGATCAACCAAACATTGAATGCCTTTCATGAGGACAACCATTCGCTGACCATACGACTGAATAATTTTTTTTTGCCGATCAAGCTGTTTCTGCATACTTTCCACTTGTTTGTTCAGTGGTTCAATCAGGCTGGTCGCTGACTTAACAATCAGATCTGTTGTTTCGGCTTCTGTTTTTCGCCGAAGAAAAAGACCAGTGATGACCGCGCCAATAATGGCACTTGCTGCTGCAATTAGTGCTGTCCAAATTGTTTCCATTTACCCTCTATGATGTTTGCTGCTTTGTTGGAAAAAACTTGCTGATGAATTGGTGAATATATCCGGCGCCCATCCCAATCGCGATTCCTGTAATGACTATTCCGTATGTCATCACCTGCCCAGGAATACCCATAAACATGAACAACAGATATAACAGATCAAATTGATATACAAACGCGCCGATGATCCCAGCTACAACCGCGAAATAAATTAACGTCCATTTGTATGGCTGTAATACTGGGAAATGATCCACGATCCTGCCAAAAAGCGCTTCAATTAACGTTTCGACCAAAAACGCCAATGCCAAGATCACCGCCAACACACCTAAAACAGTTTGTACTTCCATTTCTTTCACTCCTTTTCTGAGTTAAAACAAAAACGCCCGACACATGCCGTTTGGCACATCGTCAGGCGGGACACCCTAACAAACCCTATAAAGTTGTCAGCCCCTATCGTTTGTCATTGTATCATATCCGTATGCATGTTTTCAACTAGTTTGACCAGCCGCTCTAGTTGTTGGTCGGATACGGACCAATAAAATGTCGCTCCACAATGCGGACAGACACCATGAGCCTTACGAAGAAGCACTCCACCTAATTGCAAAAACTCAATATCGCTGCCTGGTACAGTAACACAATTGCCCAGTTCCCGCTTGCACTCGTTACAATAGACTTTTTCCATATTGCCAGCCTTTCAGCTCCAATTGTTCAACATACCAAAAATCGCTTCTCGATCACTGCACCCATGCAAACGCGCATACAAATTCACAACATCAAGCGGCTTACTTGTGCATCCTGAAAAACATCCGCAAACCCCACGCTGAACGTCGATCCAAAACGATGGTGATTTATCCGCGTGAAACGGACACTTTGCGCGCCACCACCTGCCATCCCGCGACGTTCGCGAAGCATCCGGAAACCAATCCAACAAATTATTGTGCTCTCGCACTTGCCGGATCATATCCCTCGTTGGGTCGGGAACGTTGATTGCTGACTCCCAAGGGTCGTTACCAGTCGCCCGTTTTGCCGCTACAATCGCGCCAATCCCAGGATTTTGAAACTCAGTATTCTCCGCGCTCGTTGCTAACAGCTCTGCCGGCAATATCTCACTCAGCGTACCGATACTCAGTATTTCCGCTCTGTCATCGACAGATGTATAAACGGCGCCGCTCGGATGAATACTCGGCGGTACCAACACATAGCCACCTTGCGCTTTTATATCAATCCCCGGCAGTTTCCGGTTCAGCTCCCGTTCTTTGGTATATACATACACATGTACACCTCGTGCGGTCCTTACCTGGTACGTCTGGTCAGCTATAACTTGCGCCCAACCACCCTTCCTTGCAACCCATAACAGCCACTTGTTATACACGCTCAGATTATCAAAGTCCAACACAACCAGATTATTCCACCCAACGACAACCCCAATATTCCGTAGTCGCGTCGAAAACCACTGTTGCAACTCAGTATCTGTTGGCAGTCTAGTTTTGTAGTCTTCCCACTTTCCATCTGGCAACATACTTACTGCCGGTCGTTTATCCTTGTAACGGATAGGGATGACAGCGATATGAAGTTTTATGAACTTTTCAGCATACTCCAGTAATGTTTTCATACCGTTTTCCTGTCAAAATTTGATTGTTTTTTCATTAAATTTGCTTTCAATTTCAATCTTTCGATATCGAATTTTGTTCCGGTTGTCCGGATGTTCCATGAATTTCCTTTAAATTAATTAAATGTCCCATTGTAAACATTCCTATTAATTACTTTTAAAGAACTTTTTAAAGGAACATAAGGAACAAAGGTAATAAAGGAAAGAACAACGCCTAATATTAGAACATTATTAATATATTTTTGATCCAGTACTTCCGGAAGTTTCAGATAAAACCTTTTTTTCATCTTTTTTTTCTCATTTTTTGGCATTTATGGAATATAAATAGTTGCGGAGTGTTGAATTCCGTAATAGCCCCAAACAAGTTGGTTATTTCGGTTGCGTCGCTTGCCTTTTTTCAGTCCCATTTTTGTGGCGGCAGATGAAATACTGAGTGTGAGCAATCGCGTGGTACTGCGTACAGCACCTTTACTGGGATCTTCCAGCACATAAATAATATCCGTTGTAGACGTCCACCAAGCATGATTATCCGGATCAATATCAAAATATTTTTTAATCAAATCTTCAACCGGGTCTTCTACGTCATAGAAAATATTGATCTCATTCGCGCGGGTTCGTTCGGTGGAAGAGATTTGCCAGCTTTCCCCGGCCAGGTATGCGGCCATTGCTTCGGCCCATATTTGGTTGACATCGCAACAATCGCTGTACGCCCAATCAATACTGAGTATCTTGCTGATCAAATAGCGACGGCTGCCAGTTGGATCACTGAACAACCCAGAGTAGTTGTTGACCGTGCCAACGAAAGTTGCGAGCGCCATTTTTTCAACGTCGAAACGTCCGTATGGTCGCCGCGCTTTTATAGTCTCGTAGGTCAGGAACGCTTTGAGTGCTTCCTGGTCAGCTTTACGGGTGGTCGCGCCCAGCTCACTCACTTCCCAAATCCACTTCGACGCTGCCCGAATTACGCAATCATTTGAATCGGGATTGATCGCACCCTCATAGAAATATTCCATGGTTTCAGACGCCAGCCACTTTGCGAATTGTGATTTCCCCAGATTTTGCGGACCGTCGAGAATCAGCATTGGTACCTGCACCGGCTTTTTTGGCGTCATAAAGACTTTTGCACAGGAACCAATCAACCATTTACGCAGCCAGGTTGGAAACATGTTGTATTCATCCACAAAAAACCCCGCAACGGTTTCGATGTTTGGATTGCCATCCCACGCAAGAGAATTGAGATAGTCTTTGATCGGATGATACCGGTTATGCCAGGCAAACGATAAATAAGCATCTTCAGCCTCATTCGTTTTGGTCATGCCTGCGTCGCGGAGCTGCATGCGTATGGTCGCGGCAAGCGCGTCATTGATTGGTTCACCGTTAACTTCAATGGCGTCTGTGACCTGGTTATAGCGGAACGAGTAGCCAAACTGTTTTAGTTGAGCGATAAAGTCGTCGCCTTTGAAACGTTTTTTGTTGCCTTTCTTTGCTTCAAAATCAATAATCGCTTTCATACGAACGCCAACCGCGCGAGTTATGGCAATTTGCACGTCTGAAGCCATATTGGCCAGCGAATCCGAAAATGCGCTGTCGAGGTCAGTTCCGGCCTGGGTTGCGGTGATCATAAAATCGTAAATGTCCTGCCATGGTTGACCGGTCGGTTTTGCAGCCGGCGGAATCTGTTTCAGACTTAACCAGGTTGCAACTACTTCAAGTCCTGCAGTAAAATCCGATTCAGTTGAAAACATCGACTCAAGCGTGGTTGCCTCCGCCGGTCGTAAGCCCACATTGATCAAACTTACAAAAAAATCTGTGTTTGGTGTATTAGTAGCCATATTTACTCGGTTTGGTCTCAACAGATGGAGTTGGTGGTTCTGGAACTGGTGGATTAGGTTTATCCGCACTGCTCCTTTGATACTGAGTATCGAACTGTGAATTTTTGCGCACTATTTCGTTTATCCCGTCTATCCCGTTTTCGTTGATAATAGCTGCAATGATTTGTTCGGATAGAACAAATTTTAATAGGACTTTTGTCCCCCAAAAATCAAGGGTAACTAAAAGCTGTTTATCTTTGTACTCGATGGTTTTTACAATGTTTTCAGTCATAAAGTTACCTTCTCTTTGTCAAATCTTTCCGCCAAACATACCCGTCCTGCTCGGCGCGTTTCCGGCACTCAAAGTTTTCTTGTACGCCATCTGCTTCTGTCCAATTAAAGTGGCATACGTAAATCATGGGCGGCATGTCCATGTTCACCCCGTGTTGCCTGGTGTAGACTGGCATGGGGTGATACTGGTTTCCGCAGTAGTAGCAGGTTTCCATCATCCCTCGCTTTCTTTACGTGCAGCTAAATAATGATCATACAAGTGTTCTAAGCATTTGTAGTGAATCCAAATGGATGGTCTTATTTCTACAGCCCATTGATCAGGATTTATACTAACTGGTTCTTGGCACATAACACAGCTTTGTTTTCTCAGCTCCGCAATCCACTCACTCGTAAACTCTGTCATGTGTCACCATCCCATAAATTCAGGGGCATTATCAAATTCTTCCCCATCATGTTCTTCGATTCTAAATAACAAGTCTTCACCAACGGTCAAGTCACCACCATTTATCATTCCATCGAATTCATTCATTACCAATCCCATCCAATTTTTTCTTTGAATAGGGATTAGATAACCACCACCCACACACGGTTTTGAAACACGTAAGAATTTTTCCTTCATTTCGTCACCTCGTTCAGGGCTTGTTCAGCCACCATACACATTTTTATTGCTGTCAAAGAAAGTGTTAGTGGTTTATACAATTCAACAATCTCCCTCAATGCTTCCTTCAACTTCTCATTCTTGGCACGGAGAGCGTCACGTTCTTTTATAAGTTGCTCTCTTGATATATAACCATAAGAAATGGTATAAGACTTCTCCCTCATTACTCCACCTCCACATACTTGATACG